ATTATTGGTTGAAGTAACAAGTTTTAAATCACCAGCTTGATTTCCAGTAATAGGAAGATCAGATGGATTAGTTACAGTTCCAGCACCACCTACAGATTGTTCAGTTGTACTACCCCCACCATCAGATGATGATTGAAATTGAGCTTGTCCTGTACTAGTATTTCTTTTAATAATAACAACATCATTACCAGTGCCAAGTTTTATTTCTGATGCAATGATTTTCTTTCTATTATTACTGGCATCTTTTATTTCTAAATCACCAGACCCATCTGGTACTAACTTGGTAGTACCAATGACAACATCCATACTTCCAGTACGTTCAGCTCTATTCCTTGCTTTTCCCATTTAAATACCCCTAGTTATCTACCTTTGAACCAGCTCTCCATTGATAACAACTCCAATATCTCGCCTTCCACTTTGGGCCTGGATTTGTATCACACTGATGTCTTGCACGAAAAGACTTTCTTGCTTCTGGATCATCTCTATTTATTCCCATGTTTGGATCACCAAAAGTAACTTTTACAATATTACCTTTATCATTCTTTACATATACACCAAACTTCTTTTTACTTCCAGATGGTAATCTAAAAGGATCATTTAATTTTACTTTGCGTCCTTGATATTCTGATTCCATAATTGCATGGTCATATAAAGATTTAGAAACGTGTTCTTTAAAAGATATTATCTTTTCTTCTTTTGGTACACAGTTAGGCACCATCTTTCCATTTTTCTTTTTCATACCTACTTGTTTATGAGTATCCCAACATGGATCTTCTTCTTGAAAATCTTCTTTCTTTGATTTCTTTTTCTTCTTATATCCACCAGCACTAATTTGTTTTTGTAAATCTGGATCTGCTTTTCCACCAGTTAACATAGAGTTAACTCTTGCAAACGCCCATTGTTGTTGACTTGCACCTGGCCTGTGACCACCTTTCCATGCGGCCATTCCTCTATCATAACTTTTTTTGAGTATAGAATATGGAACACCAGTTTGTTTAGATTTGTTTACTAAACCCTCAATCTTTTCATCAAGTTGAAATTGTTGAAATGTTTTTACCATATCTAATTCCTCATCAATTTTTTCGTTTTCTGCTGATAATTCTTTTGGTAGTTCATTTGATTTTACAAGAGAGTTTATGTAATCTTTGATAGGTTTAATACTATCAAAACCATAATTCATTGCAGCTCTTGACAAATAAAAAGAATTACTATGTTTACCTTTTCCTTTTTTTACCATATCAGTATAGTCTTTTACTATATTATTATAAGCTCTTTGATATACTTTTTTCAAATTTTCTTCTTTTACATCAGAACTTATATCTAATATTGGAAGTGCTTCTTTTGCAAGTTTAACACCATGTTTATGATCTGATGGATAATGCCAACCAGCCATAACTCTACCAACACCACACTCATCTGCAGCCTTAATTAATTCTTCTTTATGATCTGGATATTTTTCTGCATAATATTCTGCAACTAATCTAGATTGTAAACTATGTCCACTTGGATATGCTGGTGTATTCATAGAGTCTGATGGTCTTTCCATAACATTAATATTCATATTCATTTCTTCAGACATTTGCCATGGTCTTGCTCTTTGATGTAAATTTTTATAATGTCTTGAAATTGTAGAACCAACAATATTAATTTTATCAATCTCTTCTTTTGAATATTTTAAATTCTTACTGTCCATATATTCTTTGATTGCATATGATGGATCATCATCATGTTTCTTGACACTTTCTTCAACTTCTTTAGTTCTTCTTTCACCAAACTTTTTAAGTTTCTGCATCTCTTCCTTAGTTGCAGAATCTGATGGTTTCTTAGATTCAAAATTTTTGTAATCTGCACTTAAATACTTTTCACCATCTTTGTTTTCTTTTACCTTTGGATATTTTATTTCTTCTTCACCAAACATCTTTTTGTATTTTTTAGTATACTTTGATGGTTTAGTATCTGCGTCTGCATCGCCTGGTGCTGGTTTTCTGGAGTCACCTTTTGCAAAATGTTTTGCTCTTGCATCTTTTGTAGACTTAGACATTTTATCACCATCAGCATCTTTTGCAAAATACTTTGCTGGTTGTGAACCTTTCATATCTTCTACATCTTTATCTTGTTTTACTCTTCGTACTTCATACAACCATCTCTTATGTGTCGTACCATCACTTTCTGCAAATACAAGATAATTTGTTCCTCTACGAACTACTGCACCAGATACACCACTATATTCATCTTCTACAATATCACCAGTACAGAATATTTTATTTTCTACATACATATCACGAATAACATCTTCTTCTGTCATATTAACTTGATGTTCGATAAAAGACTCACGAATACCCATAAACTTACGAACATCTTTAAATAAAGACATTCCATTATTAAAGTTCTTAGGTAACCCCAATTTAAAAGTATCATAATCATTTGATGATGCAGCTGCTCTCATTTTTGATGCAGACATTCCAGATACACCTTCTGCATCTGGATCTCTTTCTCCAGCAGATACAACTTCTATATTGTCAAATCCATAGTAACCATGTCTACCTTCAACACCATTATATTTGTTTAGTAGTTTGTCAAACTCTGTAACTCTATCAGAACCAACAACCATCACAATTGCTTTGTGTCCTTTATTGTGAAGTGTTACTGCAAGTTCAAATACAGTTCTATCTCTACTTGTTGTTATATTCCTAGAATGTTTTGAGAACATCTTTTTCATATATGCAACTTTTTTCACATATGGTAATGGATCTTTCTTTGGGTTTTCTGAATGTGATGCAAAGATATAATAAGGTGCGCCTGGATTACTTTTAGCGACAGATGCAACTTTATCTAATAACTTTTCATGTCCTATAGTTGGTGGATTGAATCTACCAAAAGTAAAGACAGCAGTATCTCCTCTAGCTTCTGCAATGTCTAAAAACTTCTTCATTGGTTTCCAACCTCTCTTGCTTTCTTCAATCTTTCTAGTTCTGATTTCTTTAACTTAACAATTAACCTTTTTGCAATCTTTTTAATTGCACCAGCCTTTTTTGAAACAATTTTATTGTCTATCATTTGTCTTTGCATCATAGGTAAATTTGCATATTCATTTGGTTGTAGACCAGCAAACTTCTTAATAATAATTTGTTTTGCAGCTTTATTTGCACGTTGTAAAATCTTTGAATCTGGAGCAAGTTTCTTTTTTGCCCTTGCAATTTTTGCTTGAACAGCTGGGTTCTTCATCATCTTTCTCATACGAATACCCATCTTACGTCTTTGAAGAATGCTCATCGCTTTTCTTTCTTCTAATTCGTACATCAACTCTTCATATGTTTTCATTTATCCCACGCCTTTATTGCAGTAAAGTTATTAAAACTAAACTCCATTCTATCAACAAGTTTAACTGCATTACCAGAAATTCTATCTATTGCAACATACCCCTCTGGATTTGTTACTTTGAATCCATTTGCAGTTTTGATAAAAGTGTTAGTTAACCCTTTAACAGTATTTAGTTTCCTTACAATCCCCATCTTTGCTTCTACTATATTATTTTGAAATGCAATCACATTTGTAAGATTGGAAGTATGTTTTTGCAATTCACGAGCTATTTCTTTCTTTTTATTCTCTAGTGCATCTTTTCTTGATTGTGTTTTCAATTTGTCAATTTGTTTTTGAAACGTATTTTCTACCCAACTTACATATCCTTGTGCATGAGATTTTGGATTTGATACAGGTTTACCCTGTCTTACTTTACTGTTGTTATATGTTTTCAAAGACGCACCAGATAGATTACCTGTAAATGTATTTTGCAAATTCAAAAACTTACTTAACATAGGTGAGTTTATTTTTTGAAACATAGAACCAGCATTTGATAATGACTTAGTAACTGATGCAGTTTCTTTTGCTGTCATTGTCGCTCTACCAGTTACATCTTTATAAGTTGCGTCATCCATCCAAACACTTGATACAGTTTTAAGACCACTTATGTTTGCACCAAAAGAAGCCTTCATATCCTGTAGATTATCTCCTGTATATGTTGTATGCCATACAACTCCTATCTTAGAACTTTTTATAACCTTACCTAAAGTGCTGTCAATAGGAACAGCGTAAACAATAGTGTTAGGCTGGAAAGTGTAATATGATATCCCCTCAATAGTTTCTTTCGATAAATCATTTGAGGTGTACATGAGATCTCCTTGTAGGACTCCTTTGATTCCAAGTTTTGAGAACTCTGCAAGTGCGACTTTGAATTTTGCATTTAAATCTCCAGATAAATCTGCATCTATTTCTGCATTTGTCTTATATAATTTTGGATTGACATTGAATACTGATTTCTTTGCAACAAAGAATTTACCATCACTAGGATCTGTACCAGCAAAGATTGCAGGCGCTCCATCCCATTTGACTGTCATATTGACTGATGATCTTGCAGAACCAGATAACATATCCCTTAATGATTGAACAAAGTTGATTGCAGCTCTACCACCAGGCACACCAAAGTTTAGAATTTCATCTTCGATATGTTCTAGATGTAAATTCTTACCAGCCTTATCTTCAGTTAAAAAATTACTAAACTTAATCATTATAAAACTCCGCTGTATTGCATTTTAAGTTGCAAATACTGACCCAATCTACCTTGACCAGATGTTCCTTTTTCTGGACGAACACCAGAATCAGATCTTATTGTCATCTTCATAGTTTTTCTATCTTCTGGTGAGTGTATATCTATTAAGTATTCTTGTACAGAATTTCTATTTAAATATGCATAATGTTTAGTAAGTAGTGGAATTATGTCAACTATGTCATCACCTTTTTGTTCTGCTTTCATTCCTACAGCTTTGACCATAACGAGTGGAACATCTTCTCCTTTTCTTTGAAGATTAAATGTATTCTTAACCCAATCTATAAAGGAGTCATTATCCATATTATTAATAACTTTACAAAAATGTTCTCTACAAACAACTAACATTTCTTTATAAAGTTCGTCTGCTTCTGTTTGATTTTCTGTATAATAGTCTACGTAAAGTTTTGTTACTTCTTTGTTTTTTACAAAGTTTGATGAATTTGCAACTTCTGTTATGCCTGGAATTTTTGAATAAACCCTATTCCATAAGTCCTTTTCTAATGAAGCAGTAGGTACTCCAAGATTTTTATATTGTGTTCCAACATATGTATTCTTTAATGGTTCTTTTGATTTTTTAGTTCCAGCTTTAAGACTCACACCAATCTTATCCCCATCTTTAAAAAACACAAAAATATCTCCAGCATGATTTTTAGGTATTCCTGCTGGTTTTGCTCTATATCCCCAAACTACATTCTTTATAGGTTTTGTTGAATGTAAACTATAAAGATAGTTTGTAATACCAATTGCATTTTCCATTTTAGTTTTTAAAAATCTTTCTTCCATAGATGGAAGTTTTTCAATAACTAATTTTGCAGAAGCTGAATCTTTTGAATGAAAAGACTTTTTTGCCTTTCCATTTAAATTTAACTTGTAAAGAAACTTTTTAAAATCTTCTACAGAAGATGGTCTATAACCACTATTAAAAGCAAGAGCTGGAAACAATTCAGTTATAGATGCATTAAGAGTCGTATCAACTCTTTCTATCAGTTGTTGAATTTTATCTAAAGGTGTTTTATTAGACTCGCAAACAGGATGGAGTTGACGATAAAAATTTCTAGCCATATTACACAGTTTCCATTTATACAAAAAGTTTATACTATTTATATAACATGATTATTCTACTGTGTCAATACTATCCTTTAAAAAATCTGGAATAGTACTATTTCCAAAAGGTCTAATTCTAGATATTTCTTTTGCAACTCTGTCTGCTTCTGTTTTAGTACGAAATGTTCTGACAACATCATTAGTTGGGTATTCAACTACATTCCAACCAGTACCATTTTCTTGTATAAAATATTCCACTTTTCTATACCTTGATGTCTGTGAATTTATCATAGGCCTTACTCTTTCCATGACCCAATCCGAAAGTTTTGTTATCAGAGTTCTCTTGTCCACTATCTACTATATCCTTTTGTGCTTCTTGTTCACAATCATATAATTTCATTCTGGCTCTGTCTATACCAAGAATAAATCTTTTATTCATACTAGGATCATTATATCTATTCTTTAATTGTTTCACCATTATTTGATTTAAATCTTCTAATTCCTCTGTAGAAATGAGTGCAAACATAAGGTCAGCTGTAGCAGGCAAACCAAAACTTTCTGATGTATCTTCCAACCCAATGTCGCTTGACGAAAATCCACTTCTAGTAGTTTGTGTCGCTGACATAATAGGAACAGTATTTTCAACTGCAAGACCCCTAAGTTCTTCTGCAATCGCTTTGATATAAAAGTAAGAACCAACATTTGCGTTTCCCTTAAATCTTGATGATGCACATATATTCAAATAATCAATAAAAATAATATCTGGTTTAAATGACTTCTTGAGTGCAAGTTCTTTTATCAAACTACGAAAGTGTCCTGTATGGGCAGACGCAGTTGGATATTCTTTGATAATTAACTTTCCATTGGTCTTTTTTTGTATTTTTGCAAGACGATCAGTAAACATTTTCTTAGGTAATTCATGCAATTCATCCATAGTTATATTCATTAGATTCGCATCAATTCTTTCTGCAATACGTTCTTCTGCCATCTCCATTGTTATATACAAAACATTTTTACCTTGCATAAGTGTAGATGCAGCCATGTGACACATGAACAACGATTTACCTACACCAGTTCCAGCAAGTGCAATGTTTAGTGTTTTTTGTGGTAGTCCACCCTTAGTTATTTTGTTAAAATAATCAAGGTCAAACTCCATCCTTTCCTCTTTTTTATGGTAGAACTCAAATCGTTCTTTACCATTTTCGACATAATCATGTCCTACATTTTGGTCAAATGCAACTGCAAGTGCTTCTGTTAGAATACTTGGAATTGCTTCAGCAGTATGTTGTTTATCTTTTCCATCAATGATTTGTATACCACTAATGATTGCATTATATACTGCCTTGTCTTTACAAAACTTTTCTGTCGTATCAACCAACCATTGCATATCAACATCATGTTTGTTTAGAGTTTCTATAATCTCTAATACTTTACCGAATTGTTCTTGGTTTAAATCTTTTCTATTATCTAACTCAATTGATAGTGTTTGTTTAGTAGGAAGATTACCATATTTTTCTACAAACTTATTTATCTCCTCAAATATAACACGATCATGAATATCAGAATAATACTCTGGTTTTAGAAAT